GTTTTTGACTGGAGCAGCTGAGAAGCCTGACAGTTTTGTTTCTTCTTCAAAAGAACGCTCAGAGGTCTCGATTTCATAGATCTCTTTGTGTTCTTCACCATAACGAGCATACTCAAGACCAAACAATGCGTTTAATCCAGGAAGCAACTCTTTTAGTAGTTGTGCACGAGAAATAGCCATTTAAATGCTCCTTAATTAAACACCAGTGGCATTGAAGTAGCTATGGTAACCGAAGTTCCATGTTACTAATGCTTCTGGGTAGCCAGTGAAAGAAAACTGTGCAGCTGTCGACTGTGCTGTTGTTACAGCAGTGTTGATAGTTACAGTAGTACCTGATACAGCGGTTACATAAGTATTTGAACCTTGGGTAATGCCAGGGCCAGATACTGCCATTCCAGGCTGGATAGCGGTGTTAGCAGCAGATAAAGTGATCGTTGTGCTAGAAGATGTAGCATTTTGGGTCACTGTAACAGCTGAAGCAGGAACTAAACCAACAATACGGAATGGTGCTGAAGTTGTAATAGGTGTTGAAACAGTTGCTGATGCAGAAACTGCAATACCAGCAGCGGAATCACCAGTAGTTGTAGAACCAGTGTTACCAGCAGCAGCACCAATATAGTAAGCATTAGAACCAACGAAAGCTGGGTTAATGTACTGGATTGTTGTTGAACCGCCTGTACCAGCTGGGTTAGCCAATACTACTGTTTGGAACACAGCTTGAGGATCATCTACTACATAACCGATTGCATCTGGAGCAGTAGTGCTTGCTTGCCAGAATTGATAGCGGTTTTTACCGTAGATTGGGCCACCAGTTGTAGAATACTCGGCACCAACAAATACACCGATTGTTCCAGCAACAGCTGAAGAGCCATTGTATGCCAATGTTGAAGATACTAAGTTACCAATGTTTGCACCAGTACCGATTGCTACAACGTCACCGTTGAACAAGTTAGTACTGTAACCATTCACGATAGGGAACATACGGGTAGAACCCGCAAATACACGACCACCGATCAGGTTAACTGGCTTTAGGCCGTAAGGGGCCGAAACTGTAGGATAAGCCATATTAAATCTCCTAAATTAATTAAGAACCTTTTCCAAAGCTAACTGTAGATTTTCTCTCTTGGAAGAGAGGCATCCGAGTGTCACTTTGTCTCATAAAACTATTATCTACTGCCTCTGCATTTGATTGGGTTTGGTTGGCCTCATAATCCATCCTTGCCTTCACAAATTCCTCAGGAATCTTGCAGAGTAATAAACCACCAATCTCGATATTGTCCTTATAGCGACTATCTGGATCGGTTAACATTCCATATTTCGGTTGCTCTTCAGCTCTGACTGGTTCCCAGCCTTCTCTCAATTTTGATGAAAGATTACGGGGGTCAGCGTTGTTTAGCATCGAAACCCTAACCCAGCGATAAGCAAAACCTGCTTGCTTGTCTGGTTCAGGTAACAATTCGGGCAAAGACCATGCTTTTGGGCGTTCTGCCTGTTGTCTTGTTGCTACTTCACGGGGGGTACGATTGTTTTCAGCCATTTTGGGACTCCGTTTTAACTAATTCGTTGTAATATTGCTCTGGCGTAATTTTGAACTTCTTAGCCAGTTCCATTTGACGTGTGTTCAGTGTGATCTTTTTGGAGGATGTTGAACGTGTCGCTGGTGCAACCACCGTGCTTTTGCGAGTTGTAGTAGAAGGTTTGGCTTCTACCTCCCCAAATTTCTCTGGGAATCGTTTTCTCATCTCTGCATCAATAGTGTTCCAGTAGTGATCAGAGCCTGTCGGGACTCCGTCTCTTTCTAGCCGCTTATGGATGCCCATAGCAAGAAAACTCATGTCTTCATCTTGACCATACCACTTGTTTTTATCAAGCCATGCTTGGGTTTTTGAGTCCAGGCGTGTTGGTTGGGCCTGAGGTGTTTGGACCTCTTGTGATGATTGTAAATCATTTTCTTCGTATTGTGGGACATATCGATCCATCTCTTGAGCTTTGAACTTAACTTCAGTCAATTTCTCTTGAGCTTCCACTAAACGGTCTGCATCGCCAGAATCATAAGCTTCTTTGTATGCCCGTCTTGCTTGTTCTAGATCAGATGCCAGTTTTTCCTTGGCGGTTGATACATAAACCTTTTCGCCATTGGATAAACGGCCCTTTAAAGCCTTGTTTTCATTGATTATTGTATTGGCAACCCGAATAGCTTCTTCATTTTCACGCAAAGCAGCTTCTTTGGCTCTACGTTCATCGTTAATTAGCTTTTTCATCTGCAAAAGGCGTTGTTTTGCTTCTTTTGAGTATGATTCTAGGTCATCATTGTCGATATCTTCAACGATTTCTTTAGGAAGCGGTGCAGCATTAATGCGATCTTCCTCTGGAGTATCGTCAACTACCTCAATTTCTACATCCTGAGGCGTTTTTTCGTCATCTTCTAAAAAAGAAAAGTCTTGTTTTTCAAATTCAGCCATGTTGTTCTCCTTATGCACGAGTAATTCCACGAGGATCTTCTACTACAGCCTCGACAGAATCATCATTAATTAAACGGAATTCACGTCCATGAATCTTTAGTCTGGTGCCAGTGTTTGGACGGGCTAGAATAAAGTCTCCTTCTTTACACCAAGGGCCGTTTGGGAAACGGTTTTTGTCTTGGTAGCAATCTGGACCCATTTTTATTACAAAAAAAACTGTGGAAAGAACTTCTTCCATTTGCAAAGTAGTATCGGCTTTAACGATTCCACTAGCATATGTCGTTTCTGCATCAGGAATACCAACAAGCATACGATAGCCTTGTGGTTGTGGTAGTTGCTTTGCTTTTTCTTCTGCTGTTTGAGGCAGGGTTGTTACTTGTGTTACATCATCGGGGTTTGAGCCGATTAGTATTTCACTCATCAAAATTCTCCAAGTTCTTTTTAAGGTCTGAGATATATAACCTTACGGACAAAAGACCTGTAATCTGCCCGCAAGTTTTTTGATAATCAGAGAAGTCTTTGGCTACTCCAGTACCAAGGGACTCTTCCAAGCCCCTAACCTTCGCATCTACCTGTTTGAGGAGATGGTCAAGTATTTTTTCTTTCATTTAGGTTCCTTTTTTGGTGGTTTGTTTTTTAATTGCTGCTCGGTTTTATATAAATCCGCAGTGACTTGGAGTTTTTGACCCTGTCTTTGCTGATTTAATTGCGCCTTGGCATTGCCAATTTGATGACCTAATTTCATACCTTCTAATTTTTGTTTAGCAGCTAAATTGGCCTTATCAGAAGCAGTCTTAGCGCCCACTTGCATACCAGCAATTTCTTTTTGGGCTGCAATACGCATTTTCTCAATTTCAAGCTGATCTGCTTTGCCTGCGGCATCCATTGCAATTTTCTTCTGCTTGATATCAATTTCTTGCGCTTTAAGCTGCAATTCTTTCATCTGCATCTGAATAATTGGGTCTTGAGCTGCCTGTTGTGCTTGTTGCGCTGCAACTGCTGTTTGATTTTGTTGCAACAGATTTTGAGCAGCTGGTACAGCCAGACGAGCAATTTGCATCTCTTGATCTGGGGTGAGATGAACTTGATCATCGTCATTGTCCTGATACGGGATATTAATGCCCATTTGCTGTTGCATTTGGCGCATATACTCCATGCCAACGTGCTCAGTAATATGAGCCTGCAAGGTCTGCATAATCAAAGGCGCTTGTGGGTTCTGGCCAATAACTTGTTTGATTTTTGGATCATTAATGGCGGCCAAGTGGATTTGAATGTGCGCTTGGTGATCTTGACCAATAAATGCCTTTAACGGTTTTTGTTTCAAAGCGTTGACATTCTCCGTCACAGGATCTACAGGGGTCATATCTTCTGGCATTGGAACAAGCTTTTCCAAATTTTTAATGCCAATGACTTCTAACATTTGACGGTGTAGATAAGGCAAGTTATACAACTGGGGTGCAGTTTGCGACAATTGCAAAGCCGCTTGATACTGAACTACCTTTTGGGACATTGTGGCAGCGTTAGGATCTGATACAGGGATGATATTAACCATCTCATAGTCGGATCTGCGGGCTGCTTGGTGTCCTGTAGAGGGTTCGTAAGAGTAATCTTCTGGGGCGTAATCGGCAATAATTTTCTTGAGTAGTTTAAATTCTTGCTTCATGGAGAAGTGAATACGAGCTTGAATAGCCGACATTACTTTTAAAGTGCGCTCCAAAATAGCCAAAGTTGTACCGACTGGGGACTGGCTAGACATATCAGATGCTTTTAAATCGCCACTAGAAGCAAATCTACGGCCTTCTTCTACGATTTGATTGAGTAATGCCATGAGAGTCTGGCTTGGCTCTTTGTATGGCAAAGGCATGATGTTATCTTTCATCGTGCCAGATGGGACATCTACGTCCCTAAACTCACCTGGGGCTATTGGTGTGTCATCGCCCTTGACTCGCAACCCACGGGTCTTAAAGCCGCCAGGCAAATTCGATAATGACCCTGCATCGACCAACTGTCTGAGGATAGAAGTTCCCGATTTAGCGAAAGCGCCAATGAGATGGATAAGGCCAAAGTGATAAAAACCAAAGCCAGGAATATAGCCATAATGTACAAAGTGCTGTCTCTTTTGGTAGGTTTTGTCATCTGGATCCCAGTTTCTACGAATAGCCAATATGGCTCCGTTTGATTTTTCAATAGTTACAACATAGGGCAAAGCGATGCCAGTAGGCATTCCGTGCTTGTCTTCGTGTTCAAAACCTTCTAAATCAAGGTGAACGTGCATCTCTAAGACTTTGAATCGGTCATCTGTGGTTGCCCTAAAACCCAGTTTTTCCGCAATTTTCTTTTCAATTTCATCCAACACATTGTCTGGCGAACCAAGATTAATATCTCGGTAAAAACCCTCATAAATCAAGCGTTGTAGTTCGTTTTCAGTTTTGCGCATCACATGGGTAATGCGTTCTGCTGCTTCTAAGCTGGCTGAACCATAAGGCACAACCAAGTCTTCAGCAGGAACATACATCGATACTTGGCGATCTAGTGCTGGGTCTACATAGACTTTCTTAAAGCCGTTGCCTGATAACCCCACGCCCCAAAGCATTCTTTCGTGCTCTGGACGGAACTCTTGCATGACATCGGTCAATTGGTAGTTCATATCATCAACTACACGTTCACAAGCATCTTTTTTGTCTTGGGTTTCTTTGCCGATGATTTCGCCCTTCACTGGGCCAGCAGCTGGGAAAGTTTCCATAATTGTTTCTGATTGGAACTTAATTACCGCTTCAGCTAATACTGGATGATAGACCCCACAAGCCCCCTCCCAAGGCTCAGAGCGTTCTTCAATCTTTAATCCTAGGAGTTCTAGACCATCGACATAGGTCTGGATCCAATCTCTACGGGAATCAATGTCGGTCTGGAAGTCTTCTAAGAGTTGACTGCCAATTTGTAATAAAACGGAATCAGGAATGTACTCAGCTAAATTGGCATTGAAGTCTTCGGTGTCATCGCCACCCATTTGGATTTCCATGTCCCCAATCTTAAGGTCCACTTCTTCTGGGTCGACAATCTCAATTTCAACATCTGGACCATCTAAATCGGGTAAACCCGCTGGTGCTGCGTACATTGCTTTTTCAATTGACATATGGATCCTTAGTAATAACCTTTTTTGCGCCTAAACTCTTGTGGCTCGTCTGGTTCATCTGATTGTAATGTGATAAATCCACCTCGCCTAAAACGAAGTAGTGCTTGTGTGGTTGAGTCTACCAAGTCATCATGGTCTGAATTGGGAAACGCAGCTAATTCTTCGATGACCTCTTCAGCCCATCGTTTTCTGGGAGCCCAGATTTTGCCAGAAGCAAAAAGGTCTGATACGCTATTAACCCTAGATATTTTATCGTTTCCACGAGTAGGTGTAAACTCTTGCACGGGAATGCCCATTCTGCGCAATTCAAAAATAAGGGGTGCACCTGAAGCTTTAGCTTCGACAATAAA